CATACTTCATTGCCTTATACAAGGTCTGCACAGCACGACTGTCATACACGGAACTAAGTTCTTGGTCAGTCCATCCAACAGACTTCGCATAGTCACGGATTTGTTTCCGTACCGCATCACCCTGTGGTGTCGCTAACTCAGGAATCAGACTAACTAGCTTCTCAGATTCTGAACGTAAGTGCGCTTGCAGTTGGGATTGTTGCTCTGCTTGTTGCTGTTGGGCAATTCGTTGCTGTTCATTCCTGACTACTGCTAACTGCTTCTCACGCTGGCTCTGTTCAGCTACCGCTACCGCATAACCGATAGGGTCTGTTTCCTTTAGAACTTCTAAGTCCACACCCTGATGTTGCTGCGTAAGGAAGCTATCCAACGCTTGCAACTTCTGGGCGTATGCCAATCGCTCTTGTTTAACATACTCTAAGTGACTACGTTCAGCTTCAATTGCCTTACGTTGTTCAGCTAGAGCCTGAGACTTTTTAGTGTAGTCCGTACCTTGTTGATAACCCTTAATAAGTTCGTCTAGTTCTACTTCGACTTCCTCACCAGATGCCTTGACTTTATATCTAGGCTTTGGCTGTTCCTCGGATTCCTCCTCAGAATATTCAACTTCGTCAGTCTCTTGAAGTTCCTCTGGTTGACCTTCGGCTTGGCTGTTGTCAGCTTCCTCAGAATCACCCATCAAACCTTCAAACGCTGAAGCGGCTTGGTTTACATCTAGGCTTTCACTCCCATTAGGGTTGGTGTTTTCCATTTGTCATCTCAATAATCGCCAGAAACCTTCTGGACGGAGGGTAGCTTTTAGGCTACAGAATTTTCCACTTCTTCTCTTTAATCACAGTTTCCGAGGCCAAGCCTTCTAGGTGTCCTGTAATCAGTTCTAAAGTCTTAATGTGCCGATAAGCGTCTTCACGCCTATCACATTCTTCTGCACTTGTGTTAATTATCACACTAATCTGCTCTTTTTTCAAGTTATCTATGACTTCTTTGAAAAAGTCATCATTTAATAGGTTTTTAGCCCATTGAGCCATTACTGCTTTGTCGTTATTCTGCAAGGATGCCCCTAGTTGTAAAGTAATCTACATTTGGTTTTCCACCACCGCCAACAGGAGTAAACAAGTTAAAGTAACTGTTACCTCTAGCAGTACCTAAGTCATTTATTGGGTTATAGGTAGAACCACCACCGCTAGACATAGACCTAATTGTGTCAATTGCTTCTAGGTCACCAAGTTCAGCAAGCACCCTTAAAGTGTTTGCATCCATAGTGTCATAGGCAACACCTGCCCTTTTTCGGCTTGCGTCAGCAGTATTGGCTAGGTTAGCAGCACCCAATAGACCATACTCAGAAACAGCCCCTTCTGGTGCGTTCAATAAGCCATTAACAATGTCGCCTAATGTGTAACCAGTTAAGTTTCCAGAGATGCTATTAAGAAGACTTAATGTTGGGTTTGTCAGCCCAAGCAAAGCGTTAACTGTCATGGGTGTGTTATCTGAAGCTAACCCAAGACCTGCTGCCAAGACGTTCCCTGCTGGCCCTGCCGCCAACATTGCTATCTTTGAACCAAGATTAAGAACATCTTCTTCTGTACGAATATCAGCAGCAGAACCAATTAGGTTTAGCGCAATAGCTGTTTTAACTAGGTCTGAATTACCTGCTAAAGCAGCTATCGGTGCTACTGTCCCTGCAACATTGGCTATATCTGTTCCAGTAACATTAGTACCAAGCAAACCTCTATTTGTTGTGTCTGTAGTTATACCTGTAGTACCAGTATCAGTAAGATTGTTTCCATAGACCAAGGTGTTATCAATAGCTGTGTTACCAGTAATCTTACCTGTATCTGTATTTACAAGATTTACTACACCAGAATCTACACTAGCAGCAGCATCTGTGTTTTTAATAGACTTACTCAAGTCAATAGACGCAGGTAACTTTCTTGGTTGTGCTTGTAGCAACGAGCCATAAGCCATTCCACGCTGTTCTGGTAATTGCTCACCAATCATGTCTAACAATGACATGGTAGGCGCAAACTGAGTCTGTGGTGTGTACTGGCTTTGTATGCCAGAAACAATATCCTGATAGGTAGCACCTTTAGGATTAGCACCACCAACTAAATTAACCAGTTCTTGATAGTTCATATTACTGACCAATCATGCTCATTACATTAGCCAAGGAAGCGTTTGATGCTGTAGCAGTTGGGGCTTTACCTTGAATCATGTTCACAATAGATTGTGTAGATGGTCTGCTTGCAGTTAACTTGCTTGCTAATTGTTTTGATGCAGCAAAGTTTGGAATTAACTGCCTTAACTGCCCCTCTACTATTGGGTCTATTCCAGTTATAGGAGTATCTGTTTGAACACCACCAGCTTTTTGGAATCTAGCAATAATATCAGCAAGGTTTGCACCAGTAGCAGTAGCTACATCCTCTGGAGTTACGCCAATTTGATTCATAAAATTACGAATTTGCAAATCTGTTGCATTAGGATTTTGCGTAAGCCAATCGACAATGTTTTTATTGTACTTTTCTAAAGTTCCACCTTTAGCTAAAAAATCAGTTAACCCACGGCTTTTAGCACCAGTTGTAGCACCAGTTGTAGCACCAGTTGTAACCCCACCAGAAATAATGTTAGCAACATCAGTTGCAGTTATTTTTGTATTAGTAGGCTTGTAGTTAGGATTAGCAATAATTTGCATAGTTACAGGGTCTAACAAAAACTGACTGTTAACGTCTGAAACTTTAGGCGCAGTAGCACCTGTTGCGCTGTACTTGGTAGGGCCAGACAAGACGCTTTGATATTCTAAAGTCTGTGGAAATGTTGTCTTAAAGTAATCAGACCACTTCTGTGAAGCAGCATTAAATGCTTCTGGGTTTGCTCTAGCTAATGCCTCCACTTCTGGAGACATTGTGCCAATGCCTTGCGCCCTTGCTGTTTGAGCAGCAACCTGTTGAAGTGGTGATAACAACTGGTTTCCATAAACTTGTTGGAATTGACCCATAGGTTTAGTTGGGTCATTAGCTAATGCGTTTTGATAATTCTCAATGGTCATGCCATAGAAGTTGGCTTGATTTTGTAATTCTTGACCAGAACCTGTATTAAATTCTTTGTTTCTAGGATTAGCAGCCATTGCATAATCGTTATATGTCTGGTAATTCATGGGATTAACATAGCTAGGGCTTTGCATTTGCCATGATTCAAGCGCATTTTTAAACTCCATTGGAGTTTTTCCAATTGAAGTTGGTTGAGCCGCAGCCCATTCAGCTTGTGTTGCGTATGCCATGATTAACCCCTAATCTCTACGTTAGATGTGATACCAGCACCAATCTTCATTGCTTTCAATTGTGCTTCTGCTTCAAACTCTTGTTGCTTCATTGCAAAGTAAGCCTGTTGTTTCTCACGCTCTAGTTGCAACTTAGCGGCTTCTTTCTCACGCATCATCTGCATTTCAAGAACAGACTTTTGTTGCGCCATCTCCATGTCAATCTGTTGTTGCTGTTGCTTCAACTGAATGTCAGCTTGTGCTTTAGCTTGATTAGATTGTATTTCAGCCTGAGTCCGAGCCATGATTGCTTGAACCTCTGGAGGCATCTGCTGTTGTTGTGGAGGAGGATTACTTAACGCTTGGTCTTGCTCTGGCGTAATTGCTTTGTAGAACTCAGCACTATCTTTAAATCCAGCAATCTCTACCATGCGTCCCAATGTTCCACGATACTGAGCAGGTGAAACATAAGGATTAGCAGGGCCATACTGACCAATCAACTGCTCTTGTTTAGCAAGAACCATCGACAACATAGCCATCTGCTCTTGACGATTCCCTGCACCCAAACCAACATTGATAGAAACATCGTATTGGTTAGCCCATGTACGAGGGTCAAACTCTACGAACTCACCACGCATACGCACCATACGAGCCTTGTCTTGATACTTACAGAGCAAGTGCAAGATGCCTTGGAACAAAGACTTAACACCTGTCTCAGCAAAGATGCGAGCCATTAGTTCAATCTTACCTGCGCCAGCTTGTTGCATGGAGGCTACCGCAGCAGCAGTTACGTTTTGCAAGATAGCAGGGTCTAAACCTTGTGAAGCATCGCTAACACCTGTACGCTTAGACTGTACTGTGTCTAGATACTGAAGCATTGGGAAAGCCTGAGAAGCCACGTTCTGAACAACTAACTGTTGAACAGCACCTTGTGACTTGGCACGAATAACACCACCAGCAGTAGAAGTTAGTAAGTCATCAAGGTTTACTTGACCTTCCACCGCAACAACTCGTGCATTGTTTGTCAGATATAAGTTATCCAACATCTGACGAGTGATAGTGGTCTTGATTAACTGTAGGTCAACTGTTCTGTCAGCTAACGAGTTACCAAAGAACTTGTGCGGAATTGGGATAGGACAGATTGAGTGGAAAGGAACATAGTCCACTTCCTCAACCATCTCCTTACCATTTTCATCTTGCAGAATCTCATTAGAAGCGTAGAAAACCTGAGTCAGAGCAGCAATGCCTTTGCCATTCATATCAGTTTTGACATAACACTCAAAGACCTCAATCTCTTGCATTGATGGGTCATCAGTCTGTGTTTGGTAGGGTTGCTCACCAGCAGAATAACGAGCCACACGCTCTGGTGTGTATGCCAAGGCATCACCCATCTGCAAACTCTCTACCTGTTTTTTATTGAAACCCATAGCAACCAAGTCACTACGAGTCAACATCTGCCTGTGGGCTACGAAAGGTGAATCAGCAATAGTTCTAGCCTTCTTGCTAATCAAGAACTCCTCTGGAGGAACATTCTCAATCGTTACTTTGCCTGACTTTTTCTTTTGCTGGACAACTACGTTATGAGTAGAAGCCATCACAGGCATACCCATTGGGTCTATAACTGGCTGTCCCATTGGGTCAATAATTGGAAACTCTGTCGTATCTTGCTCGACAATCTCCATAGTCTCATCACTCATAAGCATTGCTAACTCGTCATCAGACAAGTCAAAGTAACGCTCTTTAGTAATGTCTTCTTTGTCTTCCCAATAAGCCTTAACGATGCCGTTCTTCTGCATCAAGGCATCTTTGAACCAATCATGCAGAATGGCTACACCAGCGTTATCACGATTGAATACCCAATTACAGTAGTCTGTGGCCTGTTTTGCCGAGGCTTCATCACGAGGGCCTTGTGGCTCAAAGACTACGATATTGTCTGAGCCTGTAAAGATACGAACTAAGCTAGGTAGCGCACCATCTATCGCTTCTGCCACTTCTCCAGTAACGATTTGAGACTTACCCTCAACTTCATTACCATATGGCTGTCG